TGCTCTGTAGTCAAGCAAGAGAGCAAAGGAACGTGCCAATTCAGTTGGTACTGTGATGGTAAATCTGATCAGCCAAAGGACGAGTATGCTTTTATTGTAGCACAGTGGGTTTCATATAACGTAATGCATGGAAAGTGGGAAGGTCAAACGCAGGGTTCAACTCACTACCATGCGAAGTACATTAAGCCCTACTGGGCTAAAGACTTAGACAAGACTGTGACAATTGGGACACACATATTTTATAAATGGAAATAGGCACTATCTTTACTATGTCACATGAGATATAACTACATAACTAAACAACAGTTGCCCAGCAACATTCAAGGAGAATACAAAATGGCTTTTGACTTTATTCCAACCGACATCGACTTCGCAGTAGACTTTGAACCTACTAAAGTTAAGGATAAGAAGTATGTTATCAACAAAGACACAGGAGTTTACTTAGGTGTTGTAGGTAACAGCTTTACTTGTGCATCACATGGTGACTTTTATAGTGGTGTATGGGACACAGTGACAGAAGAACTAGGTGCAACCGACATAGCTGATGCTACAGTTAAGTGGGGCAAGGCCCGTAATAATGCTTGGACTATGGTGGACATCACCCTGCCTAGTGTTACCAGCTTTATTCGTACCGACAAGCATGAGACTGAGGTAGCCCAACGTATTATAGCTTTGCATGGTATAGATGGATCGTGTAGCAACCAAGTATACTTCGGTGCTATAGATTTCTTCTGCACAAACGGCATGATAAGGGGTGAATACGACAAGGTACGCAAAAAGAACTCGTCTAATTTCACCCTAGATAGCTTTATATACGAGCTAACCCGTGCTCAACGTGACTTCTATACACAGGCTGAGCAGATGCAAGTCTGGGCTGAGACATCTACCAAGTATGTTGATGTGTCTAGCCTATTGGAAAGCATCATTGGATCTAAACGTAAGGCAGAGAAAATGTATAGCTTGTATATGCATGAAGCTTCTACCCGTGGTCATAATAAGTTTGCCTTGTATAGTGCCTTCACTAACTATGCTTCTTACGCAGACGAACGTAATGGTTTCAGCCTAAAGAGTACAGGCAACGACACCAATGCAATCTCTATGTGGGGCAGGGAGCAAGAGGTATCGCAGTGGGTAAGCAACACTAACTTCCTACAATTAGAGGCAGCATAATGACATCACTGCCTAGATATGTACAAAGAAACGTGTCACCTTCGGGTGGCACATCGTACAGATTTAACCCACCCCAAAATCTGGTTGATGCAGGAGTTGTATCACGGGAAGCTATAGGGACTAACATGAGAGATGTTACCCGAATTGCAAAAGAGTTTAATAAATCTATAGATGTGTGGCGTGACGATATGTCACAGACATTGAAGATTAAAGATAGCAGCACAGTGAAAGACCTATGTGATATATACTATATATCTAATGACTTCAGTATGTTACGGGATACTACTAAGGTAGATTATAAATACTTCCTTGGCATTCTATGTGACAGTGTCGGTAATAGAAAGTATAAAACTGTTACGAGCAAAGTTGCTAAGGCTGCGTATGAATCGTGGGTCAGGCGTGGTGTCAGCTTCGCCAATCATGTATGCACTGTGTCATCTCGTGTCTTTAATTATGCTATACAAATGGAACATGCCCACATCAATCCATTTACTAATGTCAAACGTAAGACATTAGCACAACGTAAGGTTGTGTGGAGTAATGCAAATGTAATATCATTTCTTGAGACTGCCTACACTACCTTCGGTCATAGAAACATTGGACTAATTGTCCAGATGGGATATGAATGGTGTCAACGTATGGGTGACATGAGAAATTTAACATGGGATAGTTTAGACCTAAACAATCGTCAGCTCACGTTAGAGCAATCTAAACGTAGGGCTAAGGTGTATCTACCCATATCAGATGAACTCATGCACGTACTCACACAACAACGTAAGGACTACGGCTTCCAGCCCTACGTAGCACCCCATCCAAGGCCTGTAGTCGGGGTCTACAGCCCCTATGCTATGGAAAGGCTATCTAAAGTTGGAAGGTCTGTGATGCGGCTGGCTGGTCTACCAGAAGAACTCAGGTTGATGGATTTACGAAGGACAGGGGTGACAGAGATGGTAGATGCAGGTGTGTCACTACCTCAAGTGATGTCAGTTACGGGGCATACACATGTGTCTTCTGTGAAACCATATATGAAACATACATACCAATCTGCAAATAGTGCCTTGACACAGAGGGGAACATGTGTAAAATCGAACGCAGTGAGTGACATTGAAAGTATCAAACATGAATATAAATAATATTATAGATGATCTATCACTTGCTAATGGCGACAGTAAGAGGATGACTTGCCCATCTTGTAACAGTAAAAATACTTTTACTATTACTAACAATATGGGTTCCATCGTATGGAACTGCTACAAGGTTAGCTGTAAGATCAGTGGTGCTAAACGTGTACACCTATCAGCCGATGATATACGTAAGTCATTGGGCTTTGTTGTACAAGAAACTGTGGTTGTACCTTTCAGTAAACCTGAGTGGTTGGTCAGAGATAATAAATCTGTATCCCCATTCACTGACAGGTGGGGACTTGATGCAGACAGTTTAGGTCTGCTATACGATGTGAAGGAAAACAGAGTTGTATTCCCCGTGGTACACAACAGTGTCATGGTTGATGCGACAGGAAGATCGTTAGGTGCTAAGTTACCCAAGTGGAAAAGGTATGGCAAAAGTAACAAGCCATATATAAGAGATGCAATGGCATGTGGTACATGTGCTGTTGTTGTTGAAGACTGCGTGAGTGCTGCTATTGTTGGTGATATAGATGTATGCGTTGGGGTAGGCGTGTTGGGTACATCTCTATCTGAAGGACACAAGCAGTATCTTACGCAGTTTAGCACAGCCATAATTGCCTTAGACCCTGATGCCTTACCCAAGACACTACAATTTGCTAAAGAACTGCGAGGCTACGTCAAATCTGTTAAGGTCTTACGATTGACAGATGACTTGAAGTATCGTAATGAAAAAGATATCCGCAACTTAACCCTGATGGCAGGAGAATAATTCAATGGAACTATCCCTTATACGTAGTCTTATGGACAAAGACTTTTATGACGAGCACAGAGGGTCACGTTGCCCTGATCGTCTGTTCAGTAAAGATGTGCGTAAGATCAAACAAGCTATCGACAGTGCAATGGAAAAGTATTCCCGTACTGTTATCCCCGCAGAGATTGAGGCATTGTTTATGTCTAACAATCCAACTATGACTTCAGCACAGAAGGGTGCATACTCTTCTCTATTTCGTCAGATAAATAATGAACAGCCTATGGGCAGTGACATAGCACAAGAGGTGTTGTCTAAGTTATTCCAACAGGTGATTGGCGAAGATGTTGCACAACTTGGCTTTGACTATGTGAATGGTGACAAGACTACCCTAGAACCACTTCGTATATTACTTGAACAGTATGGTGATGACTTCACTCCTAATCTCAAGATCGATTGGGATGACATGGACATGGATACACTGCTTGCAATGAATGACCTTGAAGCACGTTGGACATTCAACATACCTACGTTGACCCGTAAGGTAGAGGGTGTAAATGCTGGTCACTTGATTGAGATAGGGGCTAGGCCCAATACAGGTAAGACATCCTTCCATGCGTCATTGATTGCTGGGCCTAATGGCTTTGCATCTCAGGGTGCCAAGTGTGTTATCCTATGTAATGAAGAGGCATCACATCGTGTGGGTGCTAGGTATCTAACTGCGGCTAGTGGCATGACACTGCAAGAAGTTAAGAAAAATCCATCTAAAGCATGGGAAGCCTACTCTAAGGTCAAGCCTAACATTAACATCAAGGATGTGACAGGTAGGGATATGTCATGGGTGGAGAGTGTATGCAAGTCAGTCAAGCCTGACATTGTTGTCTTAGACATGGGTGATAAGTTTAGCAAGGCAGGTGGATACTCACGGCCTGACGAAGCACTCAAGGCTAATGCCATTTATGCTAGGCAGATAGCTAAGCAACACAACTGTGCTATCTTCTATATGTCTCAGCTTAGTGCTGATGCAGAGGGTAAGGTGGTACTGAACCAAGCTATGATGGAAGGTAGTCGTACAGGTAAGGCGGCAGAAGCTGACTTAATGCTACTGATTGCCAAGAACCCATCAGTGCAGGGGCAGGATGAAGACAGTGCCGAACGTCACTTGAACATAGTCAAAAACAAACTGTCTGGTTGGCATGGTGTTGTTCGTTGTGAGCTTGACTACAAGACTGCAAGGTACACAGTATGAGGGTTAGTATCTGGAGAATTAAATGATAGAAGCAACCTATATAGATCACATGGGCAGTGACTTATCTGTAGTCAATGCTGCCCGTGTCAGTTTTGGGAAAGTGAGTGAGTTAGAAAATGATAAACTATCTGATAAAGATACTAGGCTGGTTAGGTTCCTTTCTTTACATAAGCACATGTCTCCTTTTGGTCACTCTTTCTGTACATGGCATATCAAAGCTCCTGTTTTTGTAGCCCGACAGCTAGTCAAGCATAAGTTCCTACGATGGAATGAGATCAGCAGACGTTACGTTGATGATGAGCCTGTATTCTATGCGTCAGATGTGTGGCGGGGCTGTAGCATAGATAAAAAACAAGGCAGTGAGGGTCAGGTATACCCTACCCGTGATGATGTCTTGTTTTCTAACTACACTGCACTTAGGGTATACAAACAACTACTTGACGAGGGTGTATGTCCAGAGCAAGCACGTATGGTGTTGCCATTAAGCACCATGACTGAATGGTATTGGTCAGGCAGTCTTGATGCCTTTGCTGATATGTGTAATCTTAGGTGTAAGCTAGATACACAATGTGAGACTAGGCTGGTAGCATCTAAGATTGATGATAAGATGCGGGAATTATTCCCCGTATCATGGGAAGCATTGAGGAGTAATCAATGACGGTATGGACAATACTTTTAATATATACCTTTCATTCAAATCAGGTTGGTATATTTGTTAACAAGGAAGAATGCCTAGAGGCTGTGGCAACCCTTGAGCAGAGGACAGGGACAAAGGGAGTATGCATTCAAGAGAGGGAATATAGTGGTTAAATACTCTGTGATGTTTGAAGTAGAGGAAGGAGAACTTATGTATGCTAGTGGGGAGAACCCATTTACTTACGACAGCAGCCCATTAATTTTTGTTGACAAAGCCAAAGCAGAGGAGTATGCAAAGACATGGAATACAGGAAGGGTGGTTGAATACAAAACAAATTAACTTATACGTAACAGGAATACTTGGTAGACAAGTAGATAGGAAATACAAATGATACTAACATTAGACGTAGAAAACACAGTCATTAAACGTAATGACAAGATGCACCTTGATCCATTTGAGCCAGAGAATACTTTGGTCATGGTAGGTATGCTGGATGATGCAGGTAACGAAACGATTGTTACCTTTGATCACTCAGAGCAACAGCCTACCACAGATGGGTTTCGTATAGTACAGGATACATTAAACGACACATCACTATTGATTGCCCACAATGCACCCCATGATTTGTTGTGGCTGTGGGAGTCAGGCTTCACCTATAATGGTGCTGTCTTTGATACCATGTTGGGTGAGTACATCCTTCAACGTGGTCAGAAGGAACCACTGAGCTTAGATGCTTGTGCTCAACGGTACGAGCTAGACACACAGAAACAGGACACACTAAAGGAGTACTTCAAGCAAGGTTATTCTACTCGTGATATACCCCATGACGAACTGTCTATGTACCTAAGTTCTGACCTTCATGCAACACAACAGTTGTACAGTAATATTAAAGATAGACTAGACAGAGCACCTACACTGTGGCCTACAGTACAACTTACCTTTGATCTCTGTGTATGCTTGGCACGTATCTATCAACGTGGCTTTGCTGTGGACCTTACAGTACTAGAGGAAGTACGTAAGAAGTTTGAAGACGAGAAGCAGGGGCTGATCAACAGCCTACAGGAACAGGTTGGCATCCTTATGGGTGACAGACCAATCAATCTCAACAGCCCAGAGCAACTGTCATGGGTTGTGTTTAGCCGTAAGCCATTCGACAAACATGAGTGGGCTACAGAGTTTGGTGATCGTATGCCAGACACAGAGTTTCGTTCTCTGGTACGTAGTAACTCTGGTATCCTGTATAAACAGAAGGCAGTGCAGTGCAAGGGATGTGAAGGCACTGGTC